TGCCATCGATCTGCGGCTGAAAGACCTTGCGATTGAAGTCGTCCAGCTTCTCGTCGAGGATCCCGACGAACCAGACATGCTTGCCGCGTGCATGCTGCAGGTGGGTCAACCACCCGATCATCTCGCGACCGTGCAACCCGTAGGCACCCCGGATGTCCGGTTTGCCGGTCTTGTCCGAGAATGCCTCGGGTTGACCCCGGCACCACTGAAAACAGAGCCGCCCCGCCACGGTGATGCTGTCGATGAAGATCGTCTCGTAGCGATCCACCACGGCCGGATCGCCAAAACGGCCGCAGACTTCGTCGAAATGCGCCTGGCTGTAGGGCTGGTCTTCGCGCAGTGCCGGGTTCGGCCCTCCGATGAACACCGCGAAGTCGCGGCATTCCTTCCAGGTGCGCGGCCGCAGCGTGTCGCCATCCCAGCCCTCGACCGCCAGATCCCCGGCTTCAAGATCCATGAAGAGCGTGGTCGGGGCATTCAGCGTCCACAGCAGGCTGGTTTTGCCGATGCCCGACCGGCCAAAGATGCAGCCCTTGATGCCCTTGCGCTGTGCCAGCCGTTCATCGGCGCTGATGATCGGGAAGGCCATCAGGGCTTCTCCCGCTTCAGGGCAGCAGCGGCGGCACGGTCAGACCCGATGGCACCTGCCTCGCGGGCAAGAGTGTGAAGGCGTTTCAGTGCGGACGCCCGTCCGAGGGCTGCCGAGCTTTCCCGTTCCGCCGCGACGATCGCGAAGGCGATGTCGTCGACAGTTGCCTCCATCACGGGCAACGGCTCCCTCGCGGGCTCGCTCGGATACTTCGGAAAACTGACGGTTTCCGGCAGTTCGTCGAGGGCGTAGTGCGACTTGCGAAGACGGGTGATGTCGTCCGGTTGGTCCGGCATGTCAGTTCTCCATGGCATGAGGTGATTGAAGAGGCGCATCAGCTGGCCTCCGGGATGTCGGGAACCGGATCGCTGACGAAGATCGCCAGCAGCGGCGTGCCGTCTGCGTGGGTGCCGGCGTCTTCGATCTGGTAGTTGCGGTGCGCCTCGAAGACCTCGGTCAGTTCCCAGCGCCGGTAGAGGCCGGGGATGCGCTTGAGGTCCGTGGGCGAAAGGTCGGCAATGCTGTTCATGCGTGTCGGCTTTCGGTTGGAGGAAGACGCGCGGCGGCGTCTGATTGTGAAAAGCCACCGCGCTGTCCGGATCGGGACATCATGGTCAGTGGATTTTCTGGAGGGCGTCGCGCAGCCGCTGGGTGGCGCGCTGGTAGCGTTTTCGCGCCGCCGCATCGGACAGGCCAAGTTCGACGCCAGCTTCGGCTTGGCTGAAGCCTTCGACCGCGACGCGGATCACCAGGATTGCATCCGCACCCACCAGCAGCCGAAGATCGCGAAGCAGTTGCGCCTCAGTTACCGCCGCGTCGGCTGAACCATCATCGGCAGCGACCTCGTCAGGCTCGGTTTCGCTGCGCAGGCTTTGGCGGCCCGCCTCCCGCTGATGGGCGCGCAGGATATCCCGCTCGACGTTGCGCAGGATGGTGGCCGCTATCCAGTTGACCCGTTGCAGGTCCAGACCGCGGATTGCTTCAGTGGTGCGGCCAAGGATGTCGGCGGTGATTTCATCGCTGGTGCCGACCTTGCGCCAGATGCACCGGCGCCGGATGGCGTCGAGGCCGGGCCAAAGCGCCAGCAGCATCAGGGTCAGGGCGCAATCGCCCGTGTGCCCATCGGAATGCGCAGCGTTGGCAAGGGCGACGAGGATCAGGTTCTTCTGATCCGGGCTGCCCGCTTTCTGATGCAGCGCATCCAGCAAGGCGGCCGGATCGCGGAAGCCTAGGACCGGCCCCTGTTCGCGCCGGATGGCATCAAAACTGCGCTGGAAGCTGAGGGTGGAAGCGGAATGCATGATTTGATCACGGATCTCGTGCCATGCGAAGGACATTGGACGCCTGCCTTGCGGCCAGGCGTCCAGCGCCTTTGTGTGGCCAGGTCAGGACGTCGCGCGTCTCTGCGATTTCAGGGGGTTGGTCGTCGTGGGTCGCGTCAGTCGGTGGGGCCGGACGCCTGATTCAGCGTCCCGCAGCCGCGGCAGGTCGCCTGTACGGGGAAGCCCACGAAATACTCGTGCCCCCGCGCAAAACGCAGGTGCATGCGGCCGTCCTGGCAAACGCCGAGCAGCTTGTCACAGCGCGTACAGCGCCATTCCGGGTTCAGGGTGGTGGGCTTGGGTTTCGCGCCGGTGGACCAGCTTGACGTGGCGGCTTGGCGCGATGGGAAGGGAGTCGGCATGGAAATGCTCCTCTATGTGGAGCCCTTCCAATAATCAGCGGTTTGTTAGACCGTCCCCCTGCGTATGTTAGACCGTTGTTAGGCGGGCTCTTCGACCAGCGTTTCGGGCGCACTTTCCAGCGCAAGCGCGGTGGTGACCAGACGCCAATACCCGCGCTTTGCCCCCTTGCTGATGTAGACGTTCAACAGGCTTTCCCACATGTCGGCTCGGAATGCTTGCTGCGGGCTGCGTGATCCGAGGCCGGCCATCAGTTCCTTGACCTGCACATCCGGACTACCAGCCTTTTCCGCCGCGACCAGCCTTTCGAAGAGGGCAATCTGATCAGCGCCAACCAAAGCCACGGAATCTTTGCCCGGCACGTGCAGCGTTGCCGATTGTTTGCCCGATCTCAGTACCTGCGGGGTGGCCCCGCCTCGAGCGAGCGACAAGCCGCTGCGATAAGCCAAATCAAGGCCATCACGGGCTACCACAAGTTCTTCGCCGTCAGGCGACAGGTTCGTCAAAATGGGCACAACCACGTTCGGTCCGAGGCAGGTCGGATGATCGGTCCCCGCCGCTAGCACGATGCCGACCCCTGCCTTGTTGCGCGACCGCAAGGCCAAATCCAGCCGCCCGATCGTCTTTGCATCCTCGAGCCGCCGCGCGAAATACACCGGGACTTCGGAAGCATCGATCTGCATGGAGCCAAGCAGCGTGAGGTCGACATCCAAGACCTGCGATGTGCGCTTGTTCAACAGCGGCTTCATCAACCGAACCACCGTTTCGTGCAGCCATTGCCGATTGATCTCATACATCTCGAGATCAGCTGCAGGCCGGGTGCCCCCGCTTTGACCAAATGGCCCGATCGTCCGGACCATGCCTTCATGGATCGAAGGCTTCACTACCCCTTCGCCGACCATGTCTTCGTCGTCGATCAGCACGATATCCTGACGTCCGCGCCGCTCAAGAAGACCACCCTGTATCAGGTGATCGGGGTCCAGGCCCATTTCGCGCAGGTATTCGCCACTGACTTCGTCGTCCACCCGGTCATGGAGTGCGACCAGTTGCGGGAAGATTGCACGCAGATCATTGGGGTCGATCTGCTTGAAAGCGCTCAGGATTCCCCATGCGTCGAGCAGCGCGAAGCCAAGATTACGCTCCTCCGGATCCTTGTTGCTCTGGAGGTTGCAGCTTTTCGAACCGGAAATCGTGATGTTCAGGGTGCGTTCCTTCTCGTCGCCCACCCTGTTGTAAGCGACGGCGATACCAATGCGGCTGAAGCCGTCGGCACGGCGGAAGATGTTGTTCGGTCGCAGGTAACGATCCGCCACCTCACCGATGTCATCCTCGATCGCAACCTTCAGGAGCAGCTTTCGGCTCCAGTTGCCAAGCCGGATCTCGGCCTCGAGGACCTTGGCGAACTTGATTTCGAAGCCTTCAACCTTTGGTGGATCAAGTTGCAGCGACGACCGAAACCGGGACAAGTTGTACCGCTTCCAGGTCAAAGGCTTTTGCGAAACATCGTGGCCAAGCGTGATCGACGCGAATGCTCCAGCGACTTCTTGGCGGACCACCGGGCTGTCCGCGCAGACTTCGATCTGCCGCATGGAGGGCGTGTAGATCAGTGTCGCCTCGTTCGGTGGACGAAAATAGATGGTGCCCCTGCGACCATCATCCCGATGATCATAGACGCTCGAAAGCGGCCCGCCGTGGCGGACGATCAACATGATCGACGCAGGGTGAGCGGACGTCGCGGGCAGATCAAGTGCCTTGACGGTGCAATTGGTCTTAAGTTCCAGAACCTTGGTGATCTTCGTCGCGAGGGCCGTCTCATCAATCGCTGCGGCATCCAGCACGGCCGCCTTCTCAAGTTCTACCTCGAAAGCATCGTACATCTTGCCGTAGTCGCGAAACTGACGCGCGAAATGAAAACTCTCCGCATCCTCGAAGATCGGGCGGGCATTCAAAAAGGCCCAAATGCTCCGACAAAGCGGGTCAGGTTGATCTTCGAATTCCTTCGCCTGGCCGTCATCGAGTTTCTGTTCGACAATGGTCGTCAGGGACGTGAGGCCTTTTCCATCGGCAAGGGCGCGGATCCGGCGACAGCGCTGTTCTGCAGGCCGCAACTCGTCAACATCGAAGTGGGAAAGTGCTTCTATCAACAGCACCTTGAACGCGTCGACAGCGTCATCATCCGTGTGAACAGGCGGATCTTCTGGCAGATTGAAGTTCGGCTCGTTTTCTCCCTCCCGAACTGAAAGTGCCGCAAGAGCCAAATCGATCCGGGCATCTTCGATGAGGGCAAGAACGTGAGGGCCGATCAGAACAACTTTGCGCGGCATGTACTCACCCCCTCGGTTAACTTCATCCACCTGATTCAACTGCCGATAATCGTGGACAAATCTTCGAGCCGCAAGAGTGGATGTTCCATGTCCGTTCCGCCTTATGTGCGCGGAGTCGGATCACTTGTCCCGTCTCGGGTCCGGGACTGGCTTTTCGTCAGTAAGGAAACCCCTGACGTCGAGATGCCGAACGATGAAACGCCCCAACGCCCTGCCGCCTGATCAGATGACCCCGGCCCAGCGCCGTGCAGAACTGTGCGAGTTGCTGGCGCTTGGCCTGATCCGGTTGCGGATGCGGGAACGGGCCGAAGTCTCTGACCAGACAGGAGAAAGTTGCCTACACTGTCCGCCCGACCAATGCCCTCATGCAACTCCAACCCACCGGAGAACCGCATGACCAATCACGATCCGATCCCCGCGCGCCTTGCCGCGCTGAAGACCACGACGACGCCGGACTTGAAGGCGCAGTGGCGCGAGCTGTTCGAAACCGAACCGCCACCCTTCAACCGCCGCTACCTGGAAAGCCGCTTGGCCTACCGCATCCAGGAACTGGCCTATGGCGGGTTGAAACCCGCAACCATCAAGCGGCTGGAAGCCTTGGGCGAACAGCTTGATGGCGGCAATATCACCACGCGCCGCATCCGTGCCGATCGCGACCGTCCCATCACTGGCACCCGACTGCTGCGCGAGTGGCAGGGGATCGAACAGATCGTCACTGTGACGCAGGGTGGCTTCGAATGGCAGGGGCGGCCATACCAGTCGCTGTCGGCCATCGCGCGCGCCATCACCGGCACACGTTGGAACGGCTGGGTCTTCTTCGGGCTGAAGAACCACCGGAGGTCGGCATGAACAAACCCGTCGTCCGGAAGCTGCGCTGCGCGGTCTACACCCGCAAATCGTCCGAGGAAGGGCTGGAGCAAGAGTTCAACAGCCTGCATGCCCAGCGCGAGGCGTGCGAATCCTACATCGCCAGCCAGCGCTCCGAAGGGTGGGTGCTGGTGCGTGATCAGTATGACGATGGCGGCATCTCCGGCGGCACGCTGGAACGCCCCGGCCTGAAACGGCTGTTGGCCGACATCGAGGATGGGCTGGTCGACGTGGTGGTGGTCTACAAGATCGACCGCCTGTCACGCTCGCTGATGGACTTTTCCAAGCTGGTCGAAGTGTTCGATCGCAACGGCGTGACCTTCGTTTCGGTGACGCAGTCGTTCAACACCACGACGTCCATGGGACGGCTGACGTTGAACATCCTGCTGTCCTTCGCCCAGTTTGAACGCGAGGTGACGGCCGAGCGCATCCGCGACAAGGTCCGCGCCAGCCGGATGAAGGGCATGTGGATGGGTGGCTGCCCGCCCCTCGGATACGAGGTAAAGGACCGGAAGCTGGTCGAGACTGCCGATGCCGCCCATGTCCGCTGGGTCTTCAACCGGTTCATCGAGATCGGCTCGGGCACTGTGCTGGCGCGCGAACTGGCCGAACGGGGCGTTACCACCAGCCGTGGCCACCGAATCGATAAGAAATTCATCTACCGAATGCTGAACAACCGGGTCTACATCGGCGATGCGGTGCACAAGGGGACCAGCTATCCCGGCGAGCATGCAGCAATTATCGATTCCCAAGATTGGGACAAGGTGCACGCCATCCTGACGGAAAGTCCACGAAAGCGCGCGGCCCGGACCCGTGCTGACACGCCCGCGCTGCTCCGGGGTTTGCTCTACGGCCCTGATGGCGCTGCGTTTTCGCCAACCCACACCCGAAAGGGCGGACGGCTTTACCGCTACTACGTCAGCCAGACGGTCCTGAAGCATGGCGCCGGATCGTGCCCTGTCGGCCGCGTGCCCGCTGGCGAGATTGAGGCGGCCGTCATTGACCAGATGCGCATCGTGTTCCGCCAACCCGAAATCGTCGCGGGCACGTGGAAGGCGTCCAGAGATAAAGATGCGGGGATCAACGAGGCCGAGACCTACGCAGCCCTGACCCGGCTTGACCCGCTATGGAATGAAATGTTCCCAGCCGAACAGGCGC